CTGAGCGAGATAAGCTCGTCGCCTGCATTCGTTCCGAGCTGCACGCATATTGCCTTAGGTTCAAAAACATTCGCATCCGGCTGTGCCACGCTCCCCGGCCAAAGACGCGATCCATAGACGCACTGATAGATCTTGCCGCCGGCCGACGGCTGAAAAACCGGCGCGCGCTGCCGTCCTGGACGCGGACTGCGATTCGTTCGATACCAATCCCGAACGACCGTCGTTACCTTGCTGTAACTCGACGGCGAGAGTGTCAGTCCGGTCTGGCTGGCGTCGGCCATATTATCCCCGCGCTACCGTGATGTCTTCGCCAAGCATCAGCGTCACAGCCTCAATGCCGCACTTTGCCAGAGAAATCGGATTCGTCCAGGTGACGGTTTTGGCTTTGTCGCTGATTTTCGCCCCGGCGACGATATTCGTATTCGTGACCGTACGAGACTGATTCACGCTGTCGAAATTGGCCTCGCCGCCGTCATAGACATTCAGCGTCGTAATGGTGCCGGTCGAGTTATAGCTGAGCGCCCCTTCGAGGAGGTTGATCGTCGTATGTGCCCCGGACCAGAGCTGCAGATCACCGCCGCGATTCGTGACGGTCGTTGCCGCCGAGTGCGTCTCCAGTGTTCCGCCGTTCTTGTCGATGGTTGTCAAGGTGACGCCTGACTGACAGACGATTGTGCCCCCCGTCTGCCGCAAGGTGGCAATCACTGCCGTCTCCCCGGAGAAGGTGGCAACTCCCACTGAGCCGCCATAGACGTTCATCACGTTCGAGGCGTGCGTCCCTTTGAATAGGAATGCGGCCAATCCCGATTCGACGGTGGTGGCCATCTTGTGAACCGTGACCGCCGTCTGCGCTGTGCCGACATTGAGCTTGATCCGGCCGGAGCCAGTGCCGTTCCCCTGCCCGATGGTGATGGTTGTCGCGGAGACGGCGAGCTGTGTAGCGCGATATTCATAATAGCCGGCTGCGTTCAATGTCGGGCGGCCGATCTTGCCGGTGTAAGCAGCGCGAACAGATAGGCTCGTGAGGGTGACGCCCGATTGCGCGAGGCCGTCCAGAACATCCTTATTTCCGGCGTCGAAGACAACGTCATCGGAAGAAGTTGGGACGGCGTTTTCCGCCCAGTTCCCGGCCACACTCCAATCGTTCGGGTTGCTGTTCGCCGTGGTGGTCGTGCCGGGGCTGGTTGTAGGGCTGGCCACGCTGTCGATCGTCTGCCCGTCCGATGCGCCGCCGTTGGTTTCGACGCTGGAGATCGTGCAACTGAAGGCATTCCCGGCCGTGTCAGCCGTCAGGGTAAAATTGTTCGTGCTCGATCCGGCGGTCAGTTCTGCGAATTGCGGATAGACGGTTGAGGAGAGGGCGTTCCAGGCGGTTGCCATTGTGGTGGCAATCGTCGTCGTGTTCGTACTTCCGGCGACAACGGTGGCCGTAACAGTCCCCATCGTGAACTTGATGATGTCGGTGGCTTCCCACGTCCCGTCGATGACGTAGGTCTGCACCTGCGAAATGTTCTGAGCGCCGCCGATCCATGTGCGAGTTGCCATCGTGCTTTACCTCAAATGATCTGCAAAGGTCCGAAGGGGAGCTTGTGCTGCACGCGAAACTTGAACAGCACCGCTTCCCGGAGAACGGTATTTAGGGCCGCGATGCCCGGCTGCACGAGTCGCCGTCCATTGCCGTTCAGCAAGACGGGATGCGTGACAAAGGTTCCGTCCTCATTCTTCAGGTGGTTATATCCAACCTTTTTTCCGTCGTTACGCCGGCCTACAGCTGCTCCATTGTCGGGGGGAAGATATTCCCGCATCCCGGCGTCCCACATATAATGGAACCAGCCGCGGTAATTGATGTGGAACTCGAATTGCGTCTGCCAGTAGCCGAAGCCGCGCTGAGCGACCAGTTTTGCCTTGGGAGGCTTAAAGAGAACCATCCCCGGCGCGAAGCCATACCATGAATCGGAATTGACAGCGTTGGAATAGAGCGCCCACTGGACGGGATTGAAATCCGACAGGTTTCTCTGCACCTTGAAGATTTGGGCCGTGACGATCCGCTCGGGCGGCGGATCATAGAAATCGAGTGCCGAGTTAGTAATCGGCAATTGTTCCTCGTTGTCGCCGTAGCAGAAGTAGGCCGGCTCTTTATCCTCGTGCGCATCCCATTCAGCGATCGGCGGATCATCGTATGGCTGTGGCGGGGGGAGAAGTGTGTCCCCGGCGCCGTTGTCGGCCATCGTGTCGAATCGACAGGTGACGACCCACAGCAGATTGCTGTCAGGGCTGACCTGTTCGCAATCCCGTTCGCGCAGACGGGCAAAGGAATCGTATTCGGTTCCCGTCTGGTAATAGCTGCCGTACTGCGGGACGCGGGGATCATTCTTGACCAGGGCCGGCCCATCGGCTGCGTTGTCCGTCCGCACGAGCCATTTCTGCTCATAGCTGCGCCGCCGCAGATACAGCTTGTCGTTTCCAGTCTGGGCACTGAAGGCCAGCTTAACTTCCACGATGGCCATCAGATTTCCTCCCCGACGGGAGCCTGCTGCTGGTCCTTGACGGCATCGGCGATTTTCTGCAGTAGCGTGTTCCCCTTCTTCGCTTCGGCAAGCTGCTGCTGCGGTACGTCCTTGCTCTGGCCGGTGGCAGCGCGGGCGAAGACGCTGAAGCCCTCTTTCGAGAAGACGTCTAGGTTAGTTGTGGCCGCGTGCGCCGGGGCCTTCGGCTTCTTCGCATCGCCGCCAAAATCGAAGTCCGGGCCGTGAGGACCATGCGGAATTCCCGAACCCTCGCGGATCTTCTCGATTTCCTCAAGGAGCTTATCGCCCCATGTCTTACCCTCCGGAAGCAGTCCGACATCCTTGGCGATTTCCTTCGCTGTCCCGAACGTCGGCACCTTGATTGATGCGCCGTCGAAGCCACCGGGCACCATCCACTCCGGGAGCTTCGTGCCATTGATGGCCTTGGCGAATCGGTCCCATGCCCCGGTGATTGTGCTGAGGCTGTCAGTGATAACCGAGAGGCCGGTGCGAAAGACTCCCGTCCACTCATTCAGCTTCGCCAGCGGGGTGTAAAGCGCCTGGGCGACATCTGCCAGACCGGCAAAGGCGACTCCCATTGCCCCGACTTCGTTCGTGATTTCCCCGCCGCCGATGAATTCGTTGAGCGCCTTCGTGGCGACAATCGCGGCCGGTGCAATCACATCGAGGAAGACGGGTGCCAGTCCGGCCATCAGCGAATTTTTCAGTAGTTCGGTGGCCGTCTCGATTCGCTTAAACGCCTACTCGATCTTCGCCCCCCCTTCGGCCATTGCGTCCATGTCGCCGCCGCCCATCTCTCGGAACTCATCCCCGAGGGCCTGGATTCCCTCGCGGCCGCGAGAAAGGAGCGGGAGCAGTTCCTGCCCCCCCTTCCCGAAGATCCCCCGGACGAAATTGCCGGCCTGGTTGAATTGTCCAGCCCCGGTCATTTGCTTCACGGCATCGGCGATCGTCAGGAACGTCTCTTTCGCGTCGGCCTTGATGCCGGCTTTCCCCAGCACGGCTTCCATTTTCCGTAGGCCGCCTGTCAGGGCCTCAATGGACGTGTGCGAGAGCTTGGCGGCATAGCCGATTTCAGAAAGACTTTGAGCAGAGATTCCCAGCCGTTCGGATTCTCCGGCGAGCTTCGCCAGACGGTCGCTGGTTTCCTCGAAGATTTCCTTAATCTTCTCGAAGGCCAAAAATCCGGCGACAGCGGTTCCGATCTCGGTTCCCAGCTCAAGAATCTTTTCGGTGAATGCCCCCAGCTCGTGCTCGGCCTTTTTCAATCCCGACGTAAACTTCGTCGAGTTCGCGGTGAGATTAACTACGATGTCGCCGGCGGTGGCCATGTTATCTGACCCCCGCGAATGTCTTCATGATCTTCTTGAGTTGCTTAACCGATTTGTCGAATTCCCGGAGCGCTTTTAGTGCAGCGGCATATTTACGACGATATTCCGCTTCGCGTTCGCGCTTCGTTTCGATGTTGAGCGTGAAGGCAGAAAGCTTCCTTTGGATCTTGAAAAACTGAACGGCGCCCATCCGTTTCGGGGGCGGGTCGTAATAGCACGGCTTGATTTTCTTTTGCACGCTCATTGTTCGCCCGGCTTTCCAATGACGACCTGGAAGCCCATTGCCATAAATTCGCGGGCGATGTCCTCCGCGGTGCGCGGTTTCGGTTCCTGCTTCTCTTTCAGCGACTCTTCGGCAATCTTCAGGTAATCGGTAAAGAACTCTTCCGGCTTTGTCTTCGCCCCTAGAACGGTGCAAATCGCCGCTCCGATTTTCGCCAGCATGATTTCCAGGCGTCCGGCCAGCGGCGGGTCGATCTGATTGAATGTTTCCAGTTCTAAAAGCTGTTCGACGGTCAGCCGCTCCAATGCGGCATCACAATCTAGCTCGCCGTATTCCCTGGCAAGCCTGAGTCGGTTGCGCCGGCCGGGCCGGCTGACGAGTTTTTTAGGGCTTGCTCCCGCTGATCGGCTTTCATCCCGGCATACATCAAGGCCTTCCCGAATAGGTCATCGAGAATAGGCGCATCCTGCTCCCCGAGCTGGTCGGCATCGTCATCGCTGAAGATGCGTTTTCCGGTTTCATCGAGCAGCACCTTGACGAGGATCCGCGCCCGCAGATTGTCGCGGCCCGCTTTCTCCAGATCGCCGAACTGCTTTTCAGTGCGGTCCCGCTCCTTGCCGGTCATACCCTTGAGATAGACCGTGCTGCCCCATTCGGGGACCGGAACGGCATGCAGTCCTGTGAAGCCGCTCGATGAATTCAAAATCTTGTCGCGTAAATCGCTCACAATCCCTCCGTCAGTTGACGTTCAAATTCAGACAGTTTGACCTGCTGTAATGTCTTTTCCTCTTCGCGTGCCTGCGCGGCGGCAGCATCCGCTTGCAATCGCAAGCTCCTTCGTTGTTTCTCCCGCAGCCCCGCCCAATAAGCCGCCGAGTCTTTTGCCTCGTCGTCCAGCGGTTCGCAGACTGGCTGGCCGTTGGGACCGATAACTCCGAGCAGGAAATGGACATCCTGCCCTTCGTGCTCTGTGCCGACCGGCTGCATCCCTGATGTGCCTTCGATCTCTTGCGTTGTGCGTGCTTTCATGGCGTCACCGTAACGAGGGTTGTCATCTTGATTTTGCAGTTGATTTCCACGAGTCCCTCAATGGATGCCGGGCCGTAGGAAAGCTCGGACAGGAACCCTGAGAATCCGAGCGTGGCCGCGTTCGAGTCGGCATACGTGATGAGCCAGGCTTCCGTCAGGGCGCCCGCATAGCTAGTTTCGAGATATGCGTGCGTTGTCGCCGTGCAATCCAGCCAGCCCTTTACGGAAACCTCGTCGCCCCGCTTGAGCGTCGAAGCAATCGGCTGCTCCTGGGTATCGGATAGCGAACTGAAGTCGATCACCGTTCGCTTTCGCGTCACGGCTCCGATCTCGGTAATCTGCACAATGGTCGTCGGTGATGCCGAGATAGTGACCTTGAGTGTGCTGCCTTGACCGGGTGTGCTGGCCATCGCCTCTACTCCTTGTTAAAACGTCGGAATCGACTCGAAGTACGAGACCGAATATGTTTGAACGACGTGGTAAATCCCCTTTGCCGAACCATCCGCCGGCGGATCGAAGTCATCGTGCTCATCTTCCATGAGGACGCCCGTAACGGTCGTGCTCCCCATCGTCCCTCGAAAGCCGTCCATCTCGCCCCGCAGGGCTTCCCCCAGGGCCTTGGCTCCGGCCTTGGATGTGCTGATGCAATCGAACTCGAAGATGGCGGTTGAATAACCCTGTGCTGCCGTGAGGTTATGCTCGTGGTCGGTCGCCACCCGCTCATAGACAATCGAGTCGGCGGTGATTCCTTCGCGGCGGTCGCTAGGCGAGATACGAGCCGGTGAACCCGTTGCATCGCTTCCCACAATGGAAGTGATGGGGCTTTGAGTGAGCAGGTAAGTGCGGATGTCATTGTCGATCACTGCTTGGCGATTTCCTGGTCGAGCTTCTGACGGATGACTTCCTCGATCTTGGCTTGGACTTGCGATTGAACTGACAGTGCGGCCTGACGAATGAATGGCTTGCCGGGCATCTGTCCTGTATTGGCGACAGTATTTCCGGTCAGCATCTTGACGTTTCCGCTTTTGAGGCGGTGAATCTTGACGCCGCGGGTTCGCTGCTGCGTCCCAAGAATAAACCAGTGGATGTTTCTCGGGCTGATCCCTACTCCGGGCTTGCCGGCGCGCTTGGCTTCTATCTTTCCTTCGATCTTCTTCGTTTTCGATTTGTTGAATCCGACAGCCGCCCCGGCCTTCGCCTCGATGATTCCCTTCCGCTTGTTCTTTCCAAGCCGCTTTCCGATAGCCTGCCGTGCGTCTTTCATGTTGGCAGGCACGGCGGCCTTCATGGCCTTGACTTCGATCGTCAGCGCCTGCGAAAGCGCCTGTCTGGCGATTTTCTTCTCAACGGCAACCGGAAGCCGTTGCAGCAGCGCATTCAGTTCCTTGTCGCCAGTGATAATTATTCCGCCGCTCATACGGCCTCCGTGCAGGCGAGACGGAGCGTGATATTGCGCTCTCCGACATTCGTAATGCCGACGATGTTTAGGTTGCGTCCATTGACGACAACTTTAATCTTCGTATTGAGTCCGTCCAGATAACGGATCGTGAGCAGGTGACTAAGCGTCGGATAAACCTGCGAGGCCCGGAAAAACTCCCGTCCAGATTGCGGCTCTGCTTTGACCCACACATTCGCGAAAATCCGATCAGTCGGAATCGCTTCTCCGTATCCGGACGAATCCGCCGACTCGATCTCCTGATAAATGGAGATCAGTTGATCGAGTTCTCCGGCGGCGATGGTCGGGTCATCGCGCATCAGACGCCCCTCCACCGCAGTTTCGCGATCTGATTGTCGTAGCTTTTCGTTTCCTCTGGTCCCATTTCCCGAACACGGTAGGATGCGGCGACACGCAGATAGATTGCCTTCTTGGCTGCAAGTGGCACGTCCGTAGGCGCTCCGTAACCGCAAACGAACGTCACGGCCACGCAATGCAGCTTGCACATGGCAATCGGCCATATGACCTGGGCGAAGGTAGGCATGATCAGTCCCGGCCGGCTGGTCAGGTCAGTGTCATACAGGCTCGAGGAGACAGTCTGCTGCGTGTTGTCGAAGTCGTAATAAGTGACACTGGTGACGCTTTGGACGGGGGGCATCCGCAGTTCAATCGGGCCGTCCGGGAAATCGTCCAGGTACTGAATCCGCGTCTGCGTACAGAGCGCGATTTCAGCATCATTCTGGACGCACTCGACGGCCTCTCCGATGTAATCCGAGATCAGCGAGTCTTCATCGCTGCCAGAGATGCGACAGGCCAACTTGGCTTCTTCAACCGTGCAGGGATACGCTGTCGGAGCGACATACGGCACCGGCGGTGCGGCGCGGGACAGGTCGCGGTGCGATAGACCGCGATCCTCGCGATGCTGGTTTTCCTTGCTGGAAAGCCGGTTGTAATTCAGGCCGCCAAGATACATTGGACATCAGACGCGGTAGTAAATGATGACTTGGGTGGCTTTCGCATTTCCGGCGTTGGCCAGGGCAACGGTCAAGGGGCCGCAGACAACAGGCCATGCAGCGATCCGCCCGGTTCCGGCGGTGTCTTCGAGAGGCAGATACGTCTCTTCCGTGGTCGTTGTGTGTCTTGCAATCAACGCCGCGATGGCGACGTCATCCATGTGCACCGAAAGATCGACTCCCTCATCGTCAGTCAGCACGACGTCATAGTTCGCAGTCGGGGCCGGTGATCCGGGGTCGGTGACGATCTTGATGAGTTCGCCGCTGATCTTGCGGGTGGTGACGGTGGCCGTTCCTGCGGAATCATCAGTCACGAAGTCGATCAGAATCTTGCGGATCCGTCCGAGGAAGACACGCCCGCTGTCGCCCTGATCGCCGTCGTCATAGGTCACGGTCGCGGTCATGTTCGCCATACGGTCACGCTTCCGTCACAAAATTGCCTATGTCAATCGGCTTCACATGTCCGCAGCGGACATCGCCGTTAGCCCACGTCTCGATTCCCTGCTTCGCCGCCCGCATGCAGAAATCCAGGTCGTCGGATTGCTGGTGGTAACGTCCTTCGATCCAGTATTCGCCCCAGCGGAACCACGGGAACGGCATGCGTTCCAGAACATTCCGCTGAATTAAAACGCATCCCATTCCAACC